ACAAAACACGCAAAGCCATTCAGATGGACGAAAAGTGCTAATGCGATTTTGGCATCTGTTCAAAAGGCTAAAGATAGTCTTGCTATTACTGTAATGAACTAACCAAACAGGACACTAGCTGCTGATCAAGTTTTACGACAGCCTCTCCCGCGATACCTAACGCATTTGAAACTTTAGCCCCATACATATCCCAGGCTACCCACATCGCTGTAACAGCCGCAACGGCGATACCGGCACCCATAGGGCTCATTACCCCCTGGACAAGCATGGATGTCATTGATTGGCCTGTAGCGTCTGCTTCGGCCCTCAAACGCGAAAATGAACCCGGGAGCTGCTGCAAATTATTAGCGATGCCCTGCATGCCATAAGGCATATCAGAGATAACACGGCTTACATCAACAAGCGCACTGTTAAGTGCCTTGGTATTTGTTACCGTTGCCGGCGAAATGAGATTGTCGGAGGTGTTTTTGAGTTGCGATATTTGCGCCTGCAGATCCTGAGATTTTGTCTTCAAGGCATCGAAAGCCTCTGTTCCGACCTTTAAGTTTGTGAACTGAGAGTGTACCTCTGCGAGCTGTTTACCAAGAGAGTTTAATGAGCTTTCCGTCGAACTCGCAGCCGATGTAACACTTTTCAGGCCATCACCAGTGGACGCAACAGAGGCCCCCTGACTGTTCAGCGATGACACCGCAGCAGTAATCCGGTTAATCGCCGATTCTCCAGATTGCCCGAGAGCCGTTAAGCCTGTATCGACCTGGTTGAGCCCTGATAAATCAGCACCTTCCGTGTCAATAACTACTTTTAGTTTGATGTCCTCTGATGATACGGCCATACTTACTCTGCTGCTTTTTCAAGTTCCTGTTTGATAGGATAAAACTCCTTCCAGTAAACAAACTCATCCATACTCATCACCGCCTTCCACTCCGCCACGCTTCGGCCACCTAACTTTTCAGCCAGCCAGAACCAGAAAAAAAGGTCTGGCTGGTCTCTTAGTTTCCCTCAGCTGCTTCCGGGTCAACCACCTTCATCATGGCGCTCGATATATTGCCCGTAGTCTCGATGAATCCCTTCTTAAGCAACGTCTCAATATCTTCATCCTTAAACACCCGGGCCCCATTTTCGTCAAGAGCTTTGCTGATAACAACCTGCGCGTTATTATGTGGACCCGTTGCTTTCTCTGGAAGCAGGTTATTGACAGCATCATACTCCTCGCCAGTTACCGGCTTGAAGAAGATTTTTTCATTTCCCCATTCTTTTACAGTAAAACTTCTCAATGGCAGGCTATCATAAATACCTGCAATTTTCTCAATCAGTCTGAGTCCCATAACTTTCTTTTTTATTTATTGTTAAACGTCCATTTAATGGTGGTTCACTGCATCCCTTTTACGGGAATACGCCAGCAGTAAAAGCACCCGACACTTTCAGCACGATATTTTTGGTCACAAGGGTTTTCTTGTCATACGTTTCTTTGCCCATACTCTGCACAAAAATCGTCCCGGTGATTTTCGGAGATCCAGCTGTCGTTCCTTCAGGAGCAAGGGTAAACAGCAGGCTAGTTCTTGCGGCATATGCTGTTACCAGAGCCATCTGTCCATTCGTGTCACCCGTTTTCTTCTCAACAGTCACGTTTATCGTTCCTGATCCCTTTGCTGTCGTGTATTGTACTGGAGGATCTTCGTCCAGCAGCTCGCTCTCAACAAGATTTACGTCGCCCTCATCCCATTCGATCGATCGAATGCTGGCGATATAGTTCGGTGTTGCACCAAGTCCGAGTTTTGCATTTTTACCAAGGATCGACATCGTTTAGTTCTCCTTATCATGTTTTATTGTTATCAATTTCGTATCAGCTGGCTTCAGTTGTACCGGCAGCGACCAACCGACGGTCAACAACCGGTCTGGATGTCCCGGGAAATCCCAAACGTCTTCTTCAACTCCCTGCGGGTTCACCAGCCTTACTGTTTTATCTTTCGCTTCTTCCGCCATCACTCCCTCCGTTGTGGTTATCAGCACGCTGTTTCAGCGTCGCCGTCTTCGGTTTGATATTCAACTCTATACACAATATCCAGCCTTGTATGCCGCACTGCCGTAGAGGTTACATGCTGCCGGTCAGACCCAACATAAACCAGGTTATAAGCCAGCCTATTAAAAAACCGACCACCTGCATTATCGGTATATAACGCCGCTTCGATTTCCGCAAATGCACGTCCTGTCACCATGGTATCATCACCCTCAACAACGACACCAAGGTTCAGCTTTACAGCCTTTGAAGTGCCGTCCGTTGTTCCGCCGATATTGCCCTCAGATCCAAGCGATATACAGAGCCCCGGCATCGTCTCCGGAGTGAGGGGGTGCAAACGCGATCGGAAAACCGTAGTTCCTGTCGTGTCGAGCCCCGTTAAAATGGTTACAGCTCGGTCAAAAATCTGCGTTTGAACGTGATACATCAGGCAGCCTTTTGAATCTGCGTTTTTACATTCACCAGAATCCCGTACGTCCACGACCCTTTTCGCTCTTCCACATAATCGTCCTGCACCAGCTCAATGCCGTCTACACAACCAGCAGGCTTATACCCGATCAGCCGCAATGCTGCAAGGTCAAGCAGCTCATAAATGCCAGTCCCGGTATCCCTTGCCTGCAACGAATCGGAAAACACCAGGCATTCGTACATCATCGTTCGATCCTGCACCGTAATGCTTCCAACCACCCGCTTAGGGGTATACTTCGACCCTGTATAGCGCACCACAACCGCCCCGTTCGATGCCAGAGCAACAAGGATCTGCTCAGAGGGCTGGCGAGGGTACGATTCAATCTTTACTGGTACCTCAACAGTTGATCCATCAGCTTTCGGCATCACCTTAACCAGATTTGGCACACCGGGAATCACTGCGCCAAGCCGGGCTTTAAGAGCATCCTCGATATCTGTTATACTGCCTGGCATTTATTCCCCCTCTTTTGGAGTTGCAGCTAAAGCTTGCGCCGGTCCTGATCCGCCACCAATCTTGTCATTCAGAAACTTTTCAGAGACAATCCAGAACGGCGGATCAATCTTGGCTTTTTTCACCTTCACCGCTTTTGCCGTCTCATCGTAATACTCAACACTGGTAGTGATCTGCTCAACGCCCCGAAACATCACATCAGTACCGGCAAAAGTCAGCTCGGTCGATTTCACCGATGGAAGAAGACTGCATCCACCAAGCATCAGCAAAACTGACGCCATAAGGATTACTTTTTGTGCAGTGCGTCCCATAGCTTTGAGTTTTTAATTGTTTCCACAACACGCGTCTTTTCTGCAAGAGGAGCCACCGATACCGCCTTTGTTGTAGCGCTGTACTCAGGAGTCTTTTGAGCCTCCTTAATCACCTCAACGGCAGTTTCTTTCGCTACCGTACCCAGCAAGCTGGTGAGGCGGGAAAAGACCGCACTCACCACTGCCAAAAGTGTCGCCCACATGATCAGCCAGGGATATGGAAAGCAGAGCGAACCTTCGCAAGGATAGGTTCGATGACGGCATCATCAATCGGTGTTGCCGTGCTATCAACAAGTTCCTGAAGCTTGTCAAGCACTGAATCGGCAGCTGCATCAACCTTTTCATCAGGCACATACGTCAACATTGCCTTAATTGCAGTCTCAAGAAAAGAGGCTACGGTGGTTTCAATTACATTCGACATAACGGTCTCCGTTTTTATTGTTGTTGTAGTTAATCGACCAGCTCGAAATGAACTAGATCGTCAAAAGAATTATCTTTCAGCTCTGTATCCCCATCCCAGTCACCGCCCCACCGAATATGAATCCCCCGGATTTCAGAAACAGCAAGCACAACCCCTGCAAACAGCGTAAGCCTTTCACGATCTTTCCAGTCAATGGGCGCTTCCTTTCTTTCGAACGGCCCGGCATCAACGGCCTTACTTGGGTCAGAGTTATGTTTGCTCTGCGGAAACGGAGTCTTCGAGTTCCCGGCCTCTACAGCTGCATCCTGTTCCGCCTTTGTCCTGTTCCCACACAGAATCACGCAATCGAAATAGTGAATAACCTCATTGAATAACCGCTGCAGCCGAGGGTCGGCAGTGGCTAATTTTTCCTTTGATTTTGTGCTGAATACTGGCATTCTTAGAAATCAGTTATCATTTACAGGCGCAACCCCGTTAAATCGCGTTAAATGGTACTTTAGCGGCCATTATCTCCCATAGAGACGAACATTGACGCACATCAACCAGAAAAATCCGTCCTGAGCCGTTTATGGCTCGTCTTGATCAAGTCCAATCCGGGGATAATCATCATCCAGTAATCCACCGGTAAACCCCTGGAGAAACCGCCGCCTTGTATAATTCACCCTTGGCCCCTGCGCCTCAGCAATTGTATCTGTTCCAGTATCAATCCTGAACGTGTTCTCCGTAATTCCTTTCAGCTTTTCCATCAACCTCTTATAGAGCTGCGTCATTGCGTCAGATATCTCATCAGCCATTCGCCTGGCATACAGGTGGTACTTCATCAGCTGTGCTGTCAGCTCCTTGATCTCATCCGGAACCGGACTGAAAGGCAAGGTGTAGAGCCCACGGCAGTAGAGGTGGATATCAGCGACTGCCGCTGTATTTGCCGCCGTGAGGTTTGCCGTTGCTGCAGTGTCCATAGTACCAGAACCATAATCATCACAGCACTCAATAATCTTCTGCAGGGGCATTACCCCTTGCAGATAGGTAAGGTCAACGTACAGCATCAAGCAAGTCTCACGCCCGGTAACACAGCAAGAGACCGGATATTCAACGACTGCGAATCTGCCTGCAACTCAACCGTCTGCTCAAAGAAGTTTCCATTCATAATCATTGGATATACCTTCAAACCATTCCTTGTGGTCATCAGGGAGAAATATCCCTGTTCAGCGGATCGGAATGCGTAAATGCTCGTACAGTCAGTGCTGGTACCCTTGGTCTCCGTCAAAGGCAGGATCTCTGTTCCGTCATACTTGAATCCAGCCCAGATAACAGGAATACCGCTGAACGTGGTGATTCTACGACCAAACTGGTCAATAGTTGAATCGCATTCATCAGCCGCGATCGAAGAGAGTCTCGACCATACCCGGCTATTCATAACAATCCCTTGAGCCCCACCAGTCACTGAAGCAATCAGCACCTGCAGCATCTCTTTGAACCTCTGCTGGCTCGATACCGCGGTATCACTGATACCGGCAGTAACCTGGAACCCGTTTACGCCTGTATCGGTCAAGGTCTGGCTGGCATTAAGAGCGGCAACCGTTTTCTTCATACCGTTGAACTGTGCCGGAGTAAGTGTACTATCGCCAGTAATCAGATACTCGTTGATATTGCGACCAAGCGTCTGGCCGAAAGCCGTAAGCTCACGCTTCATCTCACTTGGGATATCTCCGCCACGCTCTTCGTAAGCCCTGTCAAGACGCATTGTTTTACCAAGGATTTTCAGCGCGTATGTTGCATAGGAAGGAGCACTATCAACCTTGGATGCAAAATCATTTGCCACAGCACGGAACAGAGCCGCAGTATTAACATCAGCATCATTCCTTATTAACGCCGACCCACCAGGCTGATAAAAGAAGTGGATATAATCCAGCAAAGGAGCTGTTAACCGAACATTATCAAGAACAAGCCGGGTAAGTTCATCACCGCCAGAAACTTCATAGAGTAACATGTGTCGTATCGTTTGTGTTGTTGAAAATTTCTATTACTTACCTGTTTTTGCAGCCTCGAACTGCTCCGTTAAAGCGTCAAGTACTGGGTCAGCCGTAGAAGGCGCACCTTCCGGTGCTTCCTCATTCGTTGCCACCTCCTCAAAAACGATTTGAGGCTTTGCGCCGGAAAACAGCTCCTTGAGCACGTCAAAGCTCGATTTCTCAACCGTGGCCCCATCAACCTCAAAATGCCGTGGCTGGGCACCGTGCAAATCCGTGAGTATTCCAACAATCTGGTCTTTGATCTTTGGCGTAATCACCGACTGGTGCTTAGCACAGAACCCAAGGATCTCTGTCTGCACCTTCAATGATTCAGTATCACTCTGCGACTGCAAGAGTGCCGCATTCTCCGTCCGGAGCCGTTCAAGCTCTTCTTTTTCTTCTCTGCTCATATCAGTTTCAAATTGGGTTGTGTTGTTGTCAGTAACTG